GTGCTCCAGGAGCGCATCGCCCGGATCGCCTCGGGCTGGGTGCGCGTTCACAACGTGGACGGGCTGGCGAACCCCTACATCCCCCGGGCGCAGACAGAGGCCATTCTCGCCGGGATGGGCGCCGAGGAGCGGGAGGCCCGTCGCTTCGGGAGGTTCTACCGGACGCAGGGCCGCGTCTTCACGGCGCTGTCAGCCCGAGACAACATCGCCCGGCCCCCGGCCAAGCTACCCCAGGGCGGGACCGTCGTGTGGGGCATTGACTTCGGCTTCCGCGCGCCCTTCGCCTGCTCGGCGCTGTGGTGGGATCCGAGGGACGCCACCTATTACGCCGTCGCCGAGTACGAGCGCGCCCAGACCCCGATCGTGGAGCACGTCCGCGCCCTCGGGCAGCTCGCCGCTCGATGGGGGCCGCCGCAGATCATCGCCGCGGATCCCGAGGACGCCAACTCCCGCAACGAGCTCGCGAACAGCGTGATCTGGCTCGCCCCCACGGCCCCCCTCATCTCTCGCCCCGGCCACCCCCTCCACGCTCGCGCCCGGGCGCAGCATCCCGACGCCGAGTACATCGACGTCACCGAGGCCGAGGCCGCCAAGCTCAGCGCCGAGGGGCTCCCCGTCCTGCGCTGGAACCTCTCCACCGTTCCGGCGATGAAGGCCGTGAAGGCGGGGCTGGCGAAGGTGGACGCCTTCATCTCCCCCGACGTGACTGGCGCGCGTCACCTCCTCATCTCCCCGGACTGCGTGAACCTGTGGCGTGAGCTGGACGGCCTCGTCTGGAGGGAGTCGCGGACGGGTGAGCCTGAGGAGGTGGTGAAGAAGGATGACCACCTCCCCGACGCACTACGATACGCCATCGTGACGCATCAAAGGAACCTGTAGGCCGGGAAGGGTTAGCGCTTCCGCTTGTCGAGAGCAGCGCGGGTGCGGTTGATGGCGCTCGCGGGGTTCGCCTTGGCGGCATCTTCGCGGTCCATCTCGGCGGACTGGAGAGCGCGGAGCCCGTCGGCGTCGAGGCCGTTGCAGCGCTTGGCGAGGCCCGCGATCCCCTTGAGATCCGCCCTCATGCCGATCTGCGCGCCGTTGACCCAAAGGTAGCGGTAGCGACGACCGCCAAGCGTCGCAGGGCCGTCGTCAATCTCCACCGAGTAACCCGCGAGGATCAGGTCAACGACCGGCTGAAGAGGCGGGATGCACCCTCCGCCGTGCTTGGCGGCGGCGTTGACGTGGGTGGTGAGTTCGTCGCTGTTCATGGCGCCCATTTTGGCCTCGTCGTCAGCGTCGTTGCTGACCTTCACACCTTCACATATTCACAGCGTGATGTCAACAAGAATCTTATCCTGTACCACCCGAGCTAAGGTGTAGCGCCTCGCCTCGCCCGAGGGTAAAGTCTCGCCATGAACCTCACCACACGGGTCCAGGCTGCCCTCATCAGCGTCCGCGCGGCGCTGGGGTTCAGCCCGTCCCCTCGTGAGGCCCCGGACCACGGGCACAGCTACGCGAGCGGGCAGCCGCATCCGCCGAGCTTTGATCCCCGCGTGGGGATGGTGGCGTTCGCCAAGTTCCCCTGGTTGTACGCGGCGCTGAACGCCATCATCTCGGATCTCTCCCAGGTGCCCCGCGTCGTCCGCGTGAAGGGCACCACCGAGACGCTCCCCGATCACCCCGTGGCGCAGCTCTTCGCGAACCCAGCGCCGGGCCGGATGACCGCGGACCTGTGGTATCAGCAGCGGATTCTCTACTGGCTCCTGACGGGCAACTGCTACACGCTGATGGTGGGTGGCGCTCGGCCCGTGGCGCTCCCCCTGCTTCACCCCGAGCACGTCCAGATCGAGCCCAGCCCCAGCGGCGGCCCGCGGAGCTACGTCTTCGATCCGGGCGCTACCCGGGCGGTCTATCGGCCCGAGGACATCAGCCATTGGCGGCGGACGTCGTGGCAGTCTGAACCCTCGGCGCTGTACGGTACGGGCGTGGTGGAGCCCCTCCTCCAGCGCCTCAAGGTGGAGCACGGGGCCATTGAGCAGAGCGCGTCGATGTCCCGGGTGGGCCGCCCCACGGTCATCATCACCCCCATTGATCCCGGGACCGTCCTGCAAGACGAGGCCCGCAAGCGCATCGCCGAGAACTACGAGCGCCTTGCGGCTACCGGCGGCGCCCTCGTCATCGACAAGGGCGTCAAGGTTGATATCCCGGCCTGGACCCCGCGCGACATGGAGTTCCATAGCCTCGTCACCGAGGCCCGGGATGCGATCCTCGCCGTCCTGGGCGTCCCCCCCACCGTCGTCGGCATCCCCGGCGCCAACTTCGCCACGGCCCAGATGGAGCGCGCCCTGTATTGGGGTCGGCTCGCCGGGATTGCTCGGATGATGGACACGGCGGACCAGCGCATCGTGGACCGCTTCGACCGGCGGCTGGAGATCTACCACGACCTGTCCAACGTTGAAGACGTGCGCATGGCCCGGGCCACGAAGCTCCAGAACGCATCCGTGATGGTCGCGTTCGGCGCTGATCCCGCCGAGGCGATGGAGGCCGAGGGCTTGATCCCGCCCCCCTCGCTCAAGAGCCTGGCCCCGTCCCCGGCGGACCCCGAGCGCGGCGGACAAGATGCCCTCGCCCGGATGCTCGTCACCCCGGCGGCCAAGGCCATCGCCGCCCCGGTCACCCGCGCCGCGACGTGGGCCGAGCTTGCTGGCGTCGTGGCCCGGAAGCAGAGGCCGTCTCTCAAGGGCGTGGCGCAGTCCACCCGCGCCGGGCTCGATGCTCAACGCGCGCGCCTCACCTCGGCGCTGATGGAGCTTGCCCCCGCAGAGGAGCGGACGATCCGCACCGCGGTCCCCATAGACACCCTCCTCAGCGCCGCAGAGAAGGCCCTGAGCGCGGAGGACTTCGCCTCCCTTGGCCCGTGGCTCAAGGCGGCGCTGGAGCGGGCCTACAAGGGCGCCAAGTCTGCGGGGGGCTCCAAGGTGGTGCTCGCCTCCAGCGGGACCGTGGACCAGGCCGTGCGCACCCAGCTCGGCGATCTCGTGGGGAACCTCAACACCACCACGGCCAAGGCGGTCAAGGGCCTGCTCCAGTCGGCGGTAGACGAGGGCCTCAGCCTCAGCGAGATCACCACCCAGCTCACCGCGCTCCCCGAGTTCAGCCCGGCCCGGGCGCTGATGGTGGCCCGCACCGAGGTAGGCAAGAGCTACAGCGCCGGGACTGACCTGGCGTACCGGGCCCTCGCAGACGAGGGGATCCGGGTCAAGAAGCAGTGGTTAGCTCGACCCGATGCGCGCCCCGAGCACGCGGCGATGAACGGGCAGACCGTTGAGGTGGACGCCGTGTTCACCTCTCCCGATGGCCACACGGCCAAGCATCCAGGCGGCTTCGGCGTGGCGAGGTTAGATATCAACTGCACATGCGTAGAGTCGGTTGTGGTCCTGGAGGACGAATGAGCACGAAGCACACCATCGCCGGGATGATCACCCGCGCAGACGGCGACTCCACCGAGGCCAAGAGCCCGGCGGGGCCGTGGAAGTTCATCGCCTCCACGGACAAGGTGGACAGCTACTCAGACATCGTGGAGCAGGGCTGGCGCCTGGACCGCTACAACGCGAACCCGGTCATCCTGCTCCAGCACAGCTCTTGGAGCCTCCCGATCGGCAAGGCCACCAGCGCCAAGGTGGAGGCCCTCGCCGATGGCGCCCCCGGCCTCGTGGTGGAGTTCATGCTGGACCCCGACGATGAAGAGGCCATGAAGGTGGGGCGCAAGCTCGCCGGGGGCTTTCTCAACGCCGTGTCGGTGGGCTTCCGCTCGCACAAACAGACCCCGCGGGCGACGCTCCCCGAGACGGATCCGCGCTACTCGGGCCGGGGGTACATCCTCGCCGACAACGAGCTCTTGGAGCTCTCCGTGGTGACGATCCCCGCGAACCCGGACGCCGTGGCCCAGCGCGCGGCCCCCGATCTTCTCTCGGCGCTGGAGGCTCGTGTCCGGGCCCTTGAGGACGCCGTAACCCTTCCCCCGGCGCCCAGCGCCAAACGTGACCCGCTCGCCGAGCTCTTCGGCCTGGAGAAGTGAACATGGAAAACGTCGCCGAGGCCAAGGCGCTGGTGCAGCGCCTGGACACCGACAACAAGAAGCACGCTGAGCGCATCGCCGCCCAGGACGGCGAGATCGCCGCGCTCAAGCGCACCGTCGCCGAGCTCGCCCAGGAGCGGGCCCTCAGCGGCGCCGCCCGGTCTGACGAGCGCGTGATGCGCTACATCGGCAAGGAGGGCAAGGTGCGCCTCCACGGCTTCTCGCTCACCGAGGACGGCGACGTCATCGAGCGCGGCGATGATGACCGCTACGCCCCGGGCCTGCTGGACGCCAGCGAGAAGGGCGACGACTGGCAGCAGGAAGTCCAGCGCGAGCACGAGACGCTGAGCATCCTGCGCTCTCGCCTCGGCGATGAGCGTGCCACCCGCACCAAGGGCGCCGGGCGCCTGCTCTCGCTTCTTCGCGCGGGCCCGGCCCCCGTCGCCAAGTTCTTCGGGCAGGTCACCGGCTCCGGTCTGGAGTGGATGCCCTCCATCACCCTCCCCGTCTTGGAGCGTGAGCTTCGGGAGATGGAGGGGATCTCGCAGCTCTTCCAGCGCGTTCCCGTCAGCTCCCGCACCTTTGAGGTCCCCTACCTCAACTCCGGCGGCGTGACCCCCTACATCTACGGCGCGCAGACCGCCGAGGATCCGGCCAAGCGCCGCTCCAGCTCCATGACCACGGCCAAGCGCACCCACACCCCCCGCGGGATGGCCATCCGGCTCCAGTGGGACATGGAGAGTGCCGAGGACAGCATCATTGACGCGGTGCCCGAGATGCGCCGGGCGATGAGCGAGGCGCTGATGAACGGTGAGGCTGATGCCGTGATCAACGGTGACACGACCGCCACGCACCAAGACACCATCGCCTCGTGGGACGGCGATGGCCTCTGGGCCTCGGGCGCCCTCGGCGGGGCTGATGACCATCGCCGGATCTGGATCGGCCTCCGCAAGCGCGCCCTCGCCATCGGCGCTGACGCGAAGAAGGACATGAGCGCCGTGATGACCGCCGATGGCTTCCTTGACCTCAAGGGCCTGCTGGCCTCGGCTCACTCCCGCGTGGGTGGAGGCATGGTGTACCTCGTGTCGCCGCGGGCGCACGATCTGATGCTCAAGTTCACCGAGCTCTTGACCTTGGACAAGGTGGGGCCCCGGGCCACCATCCTCTCCGGTCAAGTCGCGGCGCTGTGGGGTCACCCCGTCGTCTCCACCCCGATGCTCTCGCGCGAGATGAACGCCAGCGGCGTGTACGACGGCTCCACCAAGACCAAGACCGGCGTGCTGGCCGTGGACGTCAGCCGCTTCAAGTTCTACGATCGCCGCGGCACGTCGGTGTACCTCGTCCGCGACGACACCCGCGGCACGTCGGATCTCGTGGTGGCGAAGCGCACGATCTTCGGATGCGTGGACCCCGACTCCAAGATCAACGTGAGCTACGGCTACAACATCACCGCCTGATCCTTTCACGACCTGGAGGCCCTCATGGCTATCAACGACACCCTCTTGATCACCGCTCCGCTCTCGCTCGCCGCGGGCACGGACGACGATCTGTACCTCGCCATCCCCGACCCGGGCGCCCAGCAATGGGAGGTGAAGGCCATCACCATCACCCCCCAAGCGTCCGTGTCCATCGACGGGACGGACTACCGCACCACCACGTTCAAGATCGGATCCACCACCATCGCCGAGAGCACCACCAACACCGGCGGAACGGCCCGGGTGGAGGGCGCCCCCCTCCCCTTGACCGTCTCCAACGGCGCGGCCGCTCCCCTCACGGGGTCGGGCACGTCGGCTACGACCGGCGCGATCAAGGTGGAGTCGCGGAAGACCGGCGGCACGGGGAAGGTGGAGAACATCTTGGTGCAGATCCTCTGTGAGAAGGTGCCGGCCGTCTGATGTCCGTAGCCACTGCCGCCCAACTTCGTGACCTTCTCCCGTACCTTACCGGTACGGGCGAGGACGCCCTACTGCTCAGCTACATCGACCGCGCAGACGCAGCGATAGCTCAGCGGTTGGGCTTCCCGACGACGGGCGGCGGTGCGCTGACCTTGGCCTCATCGAGCTACACGGCCTATCCCGACGCCGAGAACGGCGGACGGGTGGACGCGGAGACGGTGAGGCTCACGCCGTGGCCCGTGTCGGCGGTCACCACCATCCACGACGACCAGCGCGGCGGGAACGTCGCCTATGACTCGGGCTCGCTCGTGTCGTCGGCGGACTACGAGCTGGACGGGCCAGCGGGGCGGGTGTACCTGGTCCCCGTGCGCACGTTCGGCGCGTTCAGCTCCTATCGTCGGCGCTGTCGGGTCGTCTTCACCGCCGGGTGGAGCACCCTCCCCGCCGACTTGATGCAGGCGGTCTTGATGCTGGCGAAGTTCCTGTATGAGCGCCGCGCTCAGCAAGGGCTCGTCAGCGCCGATGGAAAGACGCTGGCCCAGGGCGAGCCCCCCGAGATCGCCGAGTTGATAGGGCGCTACTCGGTGAAGGGCTACCTATGAGCGCCGCGGACGTGGAGCAGCTCGGGGTGGACCTGCGCGAGCTGATGAAGCTCGGCGGGATGCCCCGATTGCGCCGCGCCTTCATCGCCTCGGGCGCCAAGATGGAGGGCCGGGCCAAGGTCAACGCGCGCTCTCGGATGAAGGTGCGCACGGGCGGCCTCTCTCGCTCCATCAGCTACGAGGTGGGCCTCTTCACCGACTCCACCCAAGAGCTCACGCTCAGGGCCGCGAAGGACTATGCGCAGCGCCAAGACGAGGGCGGCACAAGCCAAGCCAAGGCGGGCGGCTACCTGCGCATTCCCCTTCCCTCGGCGTTGACTGCGGGCGGTGTGGACCGCTTCTCCGGCCCCCTGCGGATCATGGCGCCGGATCTCTTCGTGTGCGTGCGCGGGCCCTCGGGCCTCGTCCTGCTCAACAAAGAGACGGGGGAGCCGTGGTACGTCCTACGCAAGAGCGTCACCACCCCGGCTACGCGCTTCATGTCTGACGCCGTAGACGATGAGCTTGCGGTCCTGGGCGACAAGCTCGGCGCTGCGCTCGTGGCGGACATCGAAGCGACGGGGGCCACCAATGGCCTCTGACCTCATGGGCATGGTTGAAGCCATCGAGGCAGCCATCGCCGCGATCGGCTCGCTCGGCTCGGCTCGTGTCGGCGTTGGGGTCTACATCCCCGAGGTTCAGGCGCAGACGCCCCCCTGGGTGCGCGTTGGCCTGCCTACCGACTTCGCCACCGACGACCCAGACACCTTGGGCCTATACCGGCGGACGGTGGACATCCCCGTGCTCGTGGCCGCAGCCGGGACAGCTTCAACGCCGCGGGAACAGGTGCGGGCCATCCTCACCCTTGTGGACACCGTGATCGCGGCGCTGGAGGCAGACCGGGGCCTGGGTGGCCGGGTGTTAGACCTTCACGTCAGCGGGCGGAGCCTGGGCAACGTCCAGGGCCTCCCCGGCCTCTCGGTGGCGGTGCTCTCCGTCCGGGTTTACTACGACATCGACGCGGGCCTGTAGCCCAAAGGAGTCATCATGGCAGAGGGACGCGGTACGGTGCTCGCCTTCGGGGAGCAAAGCGACTTTGACACGGCCCAAACGACCTACACCCAAGCCTACCGGATCATTTCGGAGACGCTCGGGGGCCAGGCGGTGCGCTGGCGTGGCCGGGACGCGCTGGCCCAGGGCGGCGCCGGGGTGCGCCACATGATGTTTGAGGAGGGGATCGACGTCGCCTTTGATGTGGAGCTGGAGGTCACCCTTGAGGGGATGGGGATGCTGTGGAAGCACATCCTCTGGGACGCGGCCACGACGACGGGCTCTGGCCCCTATACCCACACCCGGGAGATCACCGGGACGCGGCCCTCTGTCCCCCTGACGATGGAGATCGTCCGCGGGAACAGCGGCAAGTCGGACGTCGTCACCGGCGCGCGGATCACCGCGGCTGAGTGGTCGGTGGCTGTGGGCGAGCTCGTGAAGGTGAAGATCAGCGTGATCGGCAAGAGCGCCGCGCGCCAGAACACCGGGACGATCCCCTCTCTCTCGGGCGCTCGCCTCGTGGTGAAGCACCACAAGCTCACCGGCGCCGGGGTGACGTGGAACGGCGGGAGCTACGCTATCCGCTCGTTCTCGCTCAAACTTGACCGGAAGCTGGCCCGGAATGACAAACTCGGGAGCCTGTACACGGGGGAGCCCCCCGCGTCGGACTTCACCGACGTCACCTGCGAGATCACCCGCGTCCAGGCGGACGAGGTGTGGCGGACGGCGCACGAAGCCGGGACGCAGTCGGACTTGGTGATCGGCTTCACGGACGGGACGCGCAGCATCACCTGGACGGTCCAGAGCGCCATGATCACGGCGTGCTCCGATCCTATCTCGGCGGTGGGCGAGATCATGCAGTCGGCTACCTTCGTGGGCCTGGACGACGACACGGACCCCGGCTTGCGTCAGGTGGAGGTCAACTCGCAGGCCGCCGGGGAGGCCGCATGAGCCTCGCCAAGCGCCTCGGCGCGGAGCCCGTGCACGTCATCGCAGCCGTTCCTCTCGGCGATGACGTTGTGGCTGAGTTCAAGGTCCGGCGCCTCACCCTCGCGGACAACGCTGCGCTTGGGTTGGCGTCGCAGGGCATTGCCGAGCGGGTGGCCAGCTACCGCGCTCAGGGCAAGCGCCCCGAAAGTGAGGGCGAAGAGGCCCCTCTTCCGGCGTTGGCGGAGGTCGATGTCGTGGAGATCGCCAAGGCCACCGAGGGCATCCTTGGGCGCGTCGTGGCGGCTGTCTACAGCTCGCGCGAAGTGGTCAACGGCGAGCCTGGGCCCTGGGTGAAGACGCGGATCGTGATGGAAGGCGACTCGGGGCCGGTCGATGACGTGGACGTGATCAACGTCTTTGACCTGCCCGTGAGCTTCACCCTCACCATCAAGGCGGCGTTGCGGCGCTTGGAGGGTGGTGGCGGCCCCGTCCACCCTACGGCTACGCCGACGTCCTGATCCTGGACTCCATCGCCGAGAGATACGGCGTGGACCCCTGGACCGTGGCCAACTGGCCGGACGCTCGGCTGAGCTTGGCGATCGATGCGATGGAGGCCCGGGCAGCACAGCAGGCCGAGGCGGCTCTAAGGAGGAAGAGTGGCAAGAGTCGCTGAGATCATCGTCCGGTTGAAGGCCGAGGGCGCGGCGACGCTGGGCAAGGTGGCCGATGAGGTCAAGCGCCTATCCGGCGCTGTCCGCGCGACTGAGGCCCCCACGGCGGCAGCGGGTGACTCGCTCGACCGCTTCCGAGGACGCGCCGATGCGGTGAGTGGCGTCGCTGGCAAGCTCTCGCTGGCGCTGGGCGTTGTCTCTCCTGAGGCCCAGGCGCTGGTCAACGTCTTTGCGGATCTCGGCGATGGGGCCGTGGGGCTGGCCGAGGGCGCGAAGGCTACGGGGCTCAGCCTCACCACGCTGGCGGCGGCGGGTGTGGGCCTCGCCTCGGGGTTGGCCATCGTCGGCGGGGCCTACGTTCACATCACCCGCGAGATGGAGCGGGAGGCGGCCCAGGCGGCGATCAACCGCCAGGCGAACGAGCTGCTCACCGACTCGGCGCGCGACCTGGCCGACGCCCAGCTTGACGCCGCGGTGGCCTTCGGCACGCTCACCGAGGCCCAGGCGACCCAGACCCGGATCGCGCTCGGTGCTCAGCGTGGGGTGCAAGACTTCGGGGCCTCGCTGAAAGACCAGCGGGCGGAGCTTCGGGCAACGATCGAGAGCTCACAGCAGCTCGCCAATCTGGGGAGCACGGGCCTGCTGGACTGGATTCCCGGCGTTGAGGCCACGGTCAACGCGGCTGATGCGCTCTTCGGCTGGACTGACTCGGCCAACGCCGCGAAGGCTTCGTTGGACGTGCTCTCCGATGCTGAGGAGAAGCGCACCGCCGATCTCAAGGCAGCTCGCCAGCTCCAGCAGGACGTCGCGCTGGTTGAGGGTGACGTGGCTACGGCCCGGGATCGCACGGCCACGGCGACGGCGGCGGCCTCCACGGCTGAGGCGGATCGGGTGCGCTTGCTGGAGCAGGTGGCAGGCATCGCCGATCGTGGGCTGTCCGCCGAGGCGCTGGCCGCTGAGAAGGCCCGGCGCGAGCTCGCCGCGCTGCGGCTGGAGGGTGCCCGGCTCAAGGTGGGGGCCGAGGCCCTCGCCCCGGCTATCGCCCAGCTTGAGGCCGAGCTTGGGGATCTCGCCTTTGACTCGGCGCTGGCTGCGGCGGCTGCGGACTTCGAGGAGACATTCGCCCCAATCCCCCGAGCGCGATCCGAGCTTGAGGGCTTCTACGATGAGCTTGCGGGGATCGTCCCCCCCGAGGCCCTCACGGACATGGAGCGGCTGGCCCTCCTCGCCGGGGATCTCAACTCGGCGCTGGCGTCGGGCCGGATCTCCGCCGATGAGTTCACCGCCGCCTCTGAGGCGCTGGCAGCCGCTCAGGGCACAGCCGGGGCGGTGGAGCCTGGTGAGAAGGCGGGCAAGGTCGCCGGGGCCGTCAGCGCCGTAGCAGGGGGTGTCAGCGGCATCATGGGCGCCACGGCCAGCGCTGGGCCTGTGGGCGTCATCATCGCCGCAGTGGTGAGCTTGGTGGACGCCATCGGGAACGGGCTGCTTGAGGATCTTGGCGGCGTCGTGATCGGGCTCTTGGACGTGGTGGGCAACATCGGCCCGATCCTGATGGACTTCCTTGCGACGACGCTGGAGCCCCTCCTTGTGTCCATCTTTGAGAACGCCGCGCTCTTGGTGGAGGGCGTCCTGGGCGTGTTGGTGCCCGAGCTTCTAATCTTGCTCGCGGACGTGGGCTTGTGGAAAGCGGTAGGGGAGGCGCTGGCCCGGGCGGTCTTTGACATCATCGTGGCCCTCCTTCGCTCGGCGGTGGAGCTGATCGGGATGAACATGGCGGCCATCAAAGACACGGTGGAGCTTATCCGCGACGTGTTCAGCCGCGATTTCTGGGAGGAGGTGGCCCGGGACGCCGTGGCCGCCTTCAAGGAGGCTTTCACCCCCGAGGGCCGGGAGCGGCGCCAAGACCGGCGCGACGGCGCCCGGGGAGACATCGGCGACTTCTTCCGCACGGCCTTTGAGGAGGGGGAGCAGCAGGGCGGCGGCGTCGTGGGGAGCTTCGCCAAGGGCTCGGACTATGTGCCCCGGGACGGGCTGGCGATGGTCCACAAGGGAGAGCAGATCGTGCGCGCAGACGACGCGCGGCGGGGCGGTGGAGGCGGGGTTACAGTCAACGTGTCCGGGCTGTTCTTGGGCCGCCCGGCTGAGCTTGGCGCCGAGCTGGACCGGCGATTCAAGCGGTACAACGTCAAACTCACCGCACGGACCTGATGGGCACCCCCCGCATCTACTACTACCCCGACGACACGGGCACCCTTGAGGTGGTGAACCTCGGGGAAGTTCTGTCCGATCTCACGGACGATCAGGAGGTCATAGGGGGCCAGTCCACCGGCGATGGTGGGGTGTTGCAGCGGACCACGGACGGGAGCTTCTGGCGGGTGCGGGTGCTCTTGTCGCGCTTCGGGACAACGCCGGGGAGCAGCGAGCTGGAGAGGCAGCTCCAGAGCTTCACCAGCCACGCACAGCGCGGCGGGCCGTTCATCTTCTCGCGGGACCATGACAAGACCTACGCGGTGAAGCTCGCCAGCGCCCCAGCCCGGGGCACCACGGCGCTCACGGCCACGAGCGTGAACGGGCTTTACAATCTCAACTCCAGCGCCAGGGTAACGACCGGGGACGATCTCGTCATCGAGAACGCCGGGCGCGAAGACCGGCGGGAGATCAAGACGGGGGGCAACGTCACCACGGCGATCACCCTCGGATCGGGGCTGGACTACACCTATACGCAGACCACCTTTGTGCGCTGGCGCGACTGCTACCCCGTGTGCTTCCTGGAGGCCCCCGAGGCCATCGTTCGCTCAGACCGGCGGCGTAACTGGTCCTTAGACATGACCTTCACCTATAGCGCCTCGGCGGCGGTGCGGCTGTTCAGGGCCGCGAACGAAGACGCCGCGTTCGGCTACCTCAAGCTCAGCACATCTGTGAACACGGCCTCCAAGCTCTCCCTTCAAGCCATGTTGGTGCGCTGATGGCCTGGAGCGCGCCATTCGTTGCGTTGCTGGAGGCCAACGCGATCCGGCCAGCCTGGCGCGTGGACGTGGTGGTCACCCAAGGCCCGGGCGATCCGTGGAGCGTGGCGAGCCATGAGGACGGCGATGCAGACGAGGTGCGCATCGAGGACGGGAGCGTGAGGCTCACCTCATCGAGCCTGGACCCCCGCGGCTGGAGGACCACGTTCGGCGGCTTCTCCTTCACCCTCCTCGGGTCTATCGCGGACTTCGTGGCGAACGTCACCCGGGGCACCATCGTGACGCTGAGCCTGGGCATCGACGACGCCGACCCCACGAACATGGAGGTTGTCGCGATCGGAGAGGTGCGCAACATCAGGCTCACCCGTAAAGGTGCCTGGGAGGTGGAGTGCATCGACGGACTCGGCGTCCTGCGTCAGCGCCGGGATCTGGCGCAGGGGAATGGCACCCTCTTCTACCAGCTCCCCGCTCAGACCACGATCGCCGGGACGGCCTACACGCCGGGGGACACCACGCTGAAGGTCACCGCGACGACGGATCTGCGCTTCGACTCGGCGGGCTCTGGGGCGGTGCGGGTGACCCCAACGACGGGTGACCCCTTCATCCTCACCTTCACCGGCGTTGCAGCCGGGCCCGCTCGGCTTACAGGAGTCAGCGCCACGGGGCAGTACGGGACGACGGCGGGCGCGGCGGCGATCGGGGCCTTGGTGGAGGCGCTTGCACTCATCGAGGGCAAGCCCGGCGCTGTGCTCGCCAAGATCCTCACGTCCACCGGGGCGGGCACCAACGGCGCGCGGGACACCCTACCGGCCTCGTGGGGCCTTGCCATTGATGACTCGCTGGTAGACACGGCGGCGCTGGACAACCTGGACCTTGGGCCGCTGGCGCCGTCGTCGGGCAACTTCACCCTCACGCTCTTGGTGGACGCGGCCATCGAGGATGCGCTCTCGTGGTTCGTGGGGTGGATGAGCGCGATCGGGATGTTCCCGGTGATCTCGCAGGGCCTCTACAGCGCCGGCGCTGCGCAGAACACGGCAACGGCCACCCCGTCCTTCACCCTTGAGGACGATGAGATCATAGAGCTTTTAGGGCATGAGTTCTGGGATGAGGGCCATGACCCCGAGTATCAGGTGGTCTACGTCACCAGCGCCACGAACACATCCAACACCACCGGGACATCCACGGCCACCCTCCCCACGGCCACCAGCATCACCTATGATGCCTCGGCGCTGATCTGGGCGAACGAGTTGGCCACGCGGGAGAACATCAGGGACCGGGTGGAGGAGAGCGCGAAGCGCATCCCCGAGCGGCTGGAGCTTCGGGTTCAGACCTTGCGCTGTATGGCCATCGCCGTCGGTGACGTGGGCGAGCTCACCTATACCGGGACGCTGCGGCGGAATGGCGCTGCGGGCTGGACGGCGGCCCCGTGCGTCTGCATCGCCATGACCCCGGAACCCAACACCAACACCGTGATCCTCACGGTCCTTGTATACCCAGCGAGCGAGGCGGTTTATGACTGAGGCGCCACCCCAAGATCAAGAGCAGTCCGGGCGCTACGAACGCCCCGAGCGGCGCACCGTGGACCCTAACCTCAAGTTCGCGCTGGACTTCGTGCGCGCCTCAGAGGACCGCCAAGCGGCCCGCAGCGCCGAGGCTGAGGCCCGGGCGGACGCTCGGAACAAGGATCTCATCGCCGCGCTTGAGGGTGTGAAGGTGCGGATGGGCACCCACGCGGACGCTCAAAAAGTGATCCTTGTGCTCGTGGCTGTCGTCGTGCTGATGGTGCTCATCATCGCCTCCATGCGTGGGGCGGACGTGACCGTGGTGGGCAAAGCCGCGGGCGGCATCGTCGGCGGCGCGCTGGGCGGTGGCTCTTGATCCTCGGCGTTGATGCAGCCTGGGGCGCTTGCGGCTGGGCCGTCGTCGATGGGCTCAAGCTCGTGGACTCGGGCGTCATCAAGCCGAGCAAGGCCCAGCGGGTGTGCTCCCTCCTCTCGGCGCTGGAGGCCGGGCCTGGGCGTCATCGGCTGGAGGTCGTCGTGGTGGAATGGCCCGGGCGCCATGACGGGCTCCACGGTGGCGGGGACGTGACCGTGGTGCGGGCGCTCGGCCAGGTGGGCGGCGTCGTTGGCGCCTGGGCTGCGCTGCGGGGCCTGGAGCCTCGCATGGTGGAGCCCGAGGAGTGGCGGCGGGTGTGGGGCATCCACGGCCACGCCAGCGCCAAGGGTAAGGCGCTCGCCGTTCAGGAGGCTATGAGGGCTTACGGGATCGAGCTTCAACACGACGCGGCCGAGGCCGCTCTCATCGCCGGGGCAGCCGCGCGCATGAGCTGGAGGTAGCATGGCAAAGCGGACGGCGGCAACACGGACGGGCTACGACGACGGGCATCTGTCGCGGCGCTTCATCTTCACAGGGACTTACACGTCCTGTCTCGCCGCGGACATCATCCCGCTGGAGTTCGGGGACGGGGCGAAGTCGGCGCGGATCCTCAGCGTGCGGGTGACGTCGGTGGCCGCGGCTACCACGGTCACCCCGGCGCTGTATGACGCGGAGAGCTCGGGCGCGGCCGTGGCGGCGAACCTCACCGGCGGGTTGACGTGGGGCTCCACCACGCCGGGCCTGGTCTTTGTGGCGCCCACCGAGGCGCAGGGGAGCATCGTCAGCCTGGACGCGGACGGGATCCTCTACCTCAAGCCCACCCCGGACGCGACGGCGACGGTGATCATCCAAGTCATCGCCGAGCGTGAGGCATGAGCGCGCTCACCGGCGGCGCTGGGGCGCTGCGAGCTGGAGGCGGCGCAGGGTCGCCCACGTTCCTGTGGGAGCTCGTCTGCGACATCGACTTCTCCCAGGAGCCCGATCAGGCGCTCAGCGGCGGGAACCTCACGCTCACAAACCAGGTCACCGGCGATCCTGTCGTCCTCACCGGGCAGACCGTGGCGATCGTCTCGGGA